AGGAGAAATCCCAGTAAATTATATGGGAAGAATTATAAAATTACCGGGAGATAGAACATATGAAGATTGGACTATCACTGTTCTAAACGATGAAGGGCTAAAAATGCGCCACTTCTTCGAAGACTGGAATAGAAAATTTAATAATCACGTAGCTAATGCACAAGCAGAAAATCATATGTCTCTCATAAGAGGACAAGATGCTATTGTTAGACAGTTAGACAGAACCCACACATCAACGAGAGAATATAAATTACACAACATTTGGTGTGATAACGTTTCGGCTGTTGATCTATCATATGATACACCAGACACAATATCCGAATTCACTGTGACATTAAAGTATCAATACTTTACTGTACCAAACGGAACTGGTGGAAACATTACAACCTAATTTTAGGATATTTTTATTATGGCATTTAATTTTTTCGGATTCGAATTTGGTAAGTCTAAACAAGAGAAGCCCCTTTCATTTGCCCCGCCTCCATTAGATGACGGGGCTTCTTTTGTTGAGGCAGGCGGTCTTCAAGGTTATTATATAGATCTTGATGGCACTCTGCGTTCAGATTCTGATTTAATTAGAAAATATAGAGAAATGAGTTTACATGCAGAAGTGGACATGGCAATTTCTAGCATTATAAATGATTTTATAACAGAAGATGCTAAAGGAATATTTGTAAAATTAAACACAGATAGAGTAAACTTACCATATCCTATTAGAAAAATAATAATTGAAGAGTTCAATGAAGTTTTAAAATTATTAGATTTCAATAGAAAAGGATTTGAAATAGCAAGAAGATGGTATATTGATGGTAAACTATATTATCATCAAATTTTACACGATGATCCTAAAATGGGTCTAAGAGAACTTAGACAAATAGATCCACTGAAAATAAAAAAAATAAAAGAAGTAACAGATAAAACACGTTTAAACAACGTTGATATGATTACAGATTACATCGAATATTATGTTTATACCCCATATGAAAAAACAAACAGTTATATAACATCAAACGAATCTATACAAGGACTAAGAATATCTGCAGATGCAATTAATTATGTGCATTCTGGATTATATGATTCAGTCTCAAGACGTATAGTTAGCCATTTACACAAGGCTATTAAGCCACTCAATCAATTGAGAATGATTGAGGATGCTACAGTAATCTATCGTGTTTCTAGAGCACCAGAACGTCGCGTGTTTTATATAGACGTTGGATCTCTGCCAAAAGTAAAAGCAGAACAATATTTACGCGATCAGATGAATCGCTATCGAAATAAAATTGTTTATGATGCTGGAACTGGAGAAATTAGAGATGATAAGAAGCATATGTCTATGCTTGAAGATTTTTGGCTACCACGCAGAGAAGGCGGTAAAGGTACAGAAATTTCAACATTGCCTGCTGGACAAAACTTGGGTGAAATGGCAGACGTAGAATATTTCCAAAAGAAATTATATATGTCATTAAATATACCAATAACCCGTATGCAAGCAGATAATGGATTTAATATGGGTCGTTCATCTGAAATTACTAGAGATGAATTAAAATTTGCAAAATTTATAGACCGTATGCGTGTAAAATTTGCTGAATTGTTCACTAATTTCTTAAGAACACAATTATTGGCAAAGGGTATAATGAATGATGTCGATTGGAAGGATATTGAACAAAATCTAAAGGTTGAATTTTCAACCGATTCTTACTTTCAAGAGTCTAAACAAACAGAATTAATAAAAGAAAGATTGGGAGTTTTACGAGAAGTTGCAGATTATTCTGGTAAATTCTTTTCAGATAAATGGATACGTAAAAACATTCTTCGACAAACAGATGATGAAATTGAAGAAATTGATCGTGAAATTGAAGAAGAGAAGGCCATACAAACTGCAGAAATTGAGGCTCAGGCAGCACAACAGCAAACTGAAGCCGCAGCCGAAGCTGAACAACAAGCCCAATCAGGTGGAACAGCTGAACAACCACCACAACAAGAAACTGCCCCAGCAAAACAAGAAGTTCAGGAGCAACCTATAACTAAAAATATTTACGACGTAAGTGATTTGCTCTGAATATAAATACTACCAAATAGGAGATTTTTATGCCTGCAGCATATTACGATTTATACGGCGAAGAAGGTGCATTTTTTGTATTAAAATTAAATTTATTAGATAAAGATGGGAAACCTGTAAATTTATCAGATTCTACCAAAGGATTTTATGTTCCAGAGGAACTGCAAGCATTGGGTATTCAATCTTCCGAAATACAATCTATAAATGGAAGATTGCAATTAAAATCTAATATTTTTAATGAAGATTCTATAATATTATTTAAGAGTGATGGCCCAACCACATCTGAAGGGTCAATTATATTAAAAGACAGTTTAAATAATAAAACTTTAGATCATAATATATTAATTCATAAAAAATTAACCAGAACAACTCTAATTTTAGGTCAATTGGAAGGCATGGAATTAGTTGAACCGGGAATAGGATTGGTTCCACAAAATTTAATAGTCACTGATGTTAAGGGAACTACTTATAGAATTACAACATCTAAATTAGGAAATCCTGACACAGAAGCAACATATCATAGTGCAGATAAACCGTATCCAAGAACACGATTATATACAACTGGAGGAAATTTTGGTGTATGTGATTACACACTTTCAAATGTGACAATAAATAAAGTTAATACCAAAGCATCATATTCTGAAGGAGAAATATTAGATCTAAATGTTGGAGCAGGCGGATTTCCGTGTGTATATTACACTTATGGCGCAAGTGAAGGTATAGGCACAGAAGATCCAATAGAAACTGAAAATTTAATCTACTATTTATCTGTGACTTCCTTATACGGTGCAGCAACTCCACAAGTTCCCAATCAAGGAGATATAATACCGTTTACAGGAGTAATAAATGGACAAACTGTAACTTTACCTTTTACAGTAGCAGTCAGATATGGTGGAACCCCACGGGAGGGTCGTTGGGATGCAGTATTTGGTTTATGGTATGGTGGTGATACTTCTACTGGAGATTTTAAATCATATACAAAATTACAACAATTTTTTTCTACTGTATCTAGAACTAATAATATTACATTTACGCGCCAGAATTGGAATGACGGTACCCCAAAGGGGTCAATTCCGGCTGGTGCAGGAACCGGAGTAATACAGGCACTAGGTGGTGCCCATGCAGTTTATTGTGGTGATAAATCACAATGGAAGAACCCCCCAAATGCAGATGTTTTTAACACAGCAGCACAAAAATCATTAACATTAAATAATTTTCAAATAGATCCTAGAGTTATTACTGATATTGGTGGCAATCCTTCATCGGGGCCTTCAGGATCTGCAGAAAAAAGATTATATTTTTTATCTTGCTCTAAACAACAAAAATACTTAAACCAATGGGATGGTTGGGCAGACGGGTTTGCACAATGTGGATGTTTAATGAAAATATATGCCGGAGCAGATAATACTGCAATAGAAACAATGAACACAAGAATAGTGGATGAAGTAGCCACATCAGTTTTACCTGATGCAATATATGATTTAAAATCGGGCACAACTGGAGGCGTACCATCTGGAAAATTTATGAATGGAGTTGAAGTACAAGATGGAAGAGATCTTATGCGTTATGTTACTCCAAAAATTAAAGTAACATCAGTATCCCAAAAAGACGTAAGCATTTTAGGAACGCATTTTTATGATCTAGAATTAGACTTTGTTGTTACCGGAGCAAATGCAGGCACTTATACAATAAGAATGATGCAAGGAAAGTTTACAATTTCACCAGAGGTAAGTTTCTAATGGCATATCTTGTAGTAATAGCAAAACAACCAAAAACTGTTTTTGAACTTTCAGAAAATAATTATTCTGTTAAAGATACATCTTTTGTTAAATCTAGACCAATAGATTTGACACAAGATCCGGATTATGAAAGAATAACGCAAACAGTATCATTATTTGCACCACCAAGCAATATATTAGGTTGTGATGAAACGTACAATGTGATAAATGTATGTAATGAATAAAATAATAAATATAGTTTTATAGGTATTTTTAATTATGAAAAAAGAAAGAAAAATAAAATTAAAAATACAAAATAAAACTGTATTTAAGAGTAAAAATGTTTTATTGTTGTTTGATAATGCATTTAAAGAATACGAACCATTAAAATATAAAGACGCATTTTTAAATGAATTAGGTGTACAGAGTGCACCTAATTTGTTGGGTTGTGCAGATTCGTTCTTTGTATTAGATGCAGATCCCTGTGATCCTCCTCCACCACCTCCGCCTCCTCCACCACCAAGTTCGTCCAGTTCGTCCAGTTCGTCTAGTAGTTCTAGTAGTTCTAGTAGCTCTAGTGGTGTTAGTAGCAGCAGTAGTAGTAGAAGAAGTTCTAGTAGCAGTGGTGGCCCATGCATAATACCCGGATGTTGTTTTAGCACCTGTCAATCATGCGAACTAGCATTAGATGGCACAGGAAGTGTTATCTTTGTAAATGGATGTCCTGTTTATAATTGTTTTGCTGCTTGTGCAAACGGCTGTAGGGATCCAAATTTGTGTGGTTCTAGTTCATCATCGTCATCATCAAGATCATCGTCATCATCCAGCAGTGGTGGCGGAAGCGGATCTACTGGCACAGGAACTAGTGGACAAGGATTGGGAGTAACATTATTATGAAAATATATCTATCATATTGGCCAAATGGTTATGTAAATGGAATGACGGAAGAAGTTATGAATATGCATAAATTGTCTGTTCACTTGGTAAATAAAAATTACGGAGAATGTCATTTGATGACAGATAAAAAAGGTAAAGAATTATTAAAACATTTGCCTTTTAAATCTATAAGCACAGATTTAGACATAATTTCTAATGTAAGAACACACAATTGGGCTTTAGGTAAATTATACACATATTACATGTTATCAAAATATGGCATAAATTTTTTACATTTAGATTATGATGTTTTTTTATGGAAACCTTTACCTGATACCTTTTTACAAAATTTGATATTTGCACAAAGTATAGATTACCATACACACTTTTATTGTGAAGAAATTTTTCAAAGAGAAGCAAAAAACAAATATTCGGCAAAAAAATTCAACAATAATAACATTGCATACAATATGGGTATTTTTGGTGGAAGTGATTTGGATTTTATATCTAAATATTCAGAAGAGGCAATTGAATTGACATTAGATAAAGAAAATCAAAATTGTTATAATTCTATGGCAAATTGTTTTCATTCTTCAGTGGCGTGCTTTTGTGAGCAAATGTATTTAAGAATAACAGAGCAAAATTATAATAAAAAAATAGAATGTTTATTCGGTACTCTAAGTGATCATAAAAAAATGGATAAATTGAGCGTTGAATACGGTTATACCCATTTAATAGGTGAAAAACAAAATTTAACAGTTCATAAAAAAATAAAGAAAAGAATAATTGAACTCGGATTATAATGACAGACCCACGATTAAATGACTGGTTTGTAGATAGAATAACACAATCTAACCTTTTAGGTTGTGATGAGAGTTTTGATGTTCCTGTTTTTAATGTATGTGGTCCTGGAGGTCCACCAATATCAAGTTCATCTACTGCACCACCCCCTCCGCCACCATCTTCATCGTCATCTTCATCATCGATTTCTTCCAGTTCATCTACTTCTTTAAACTGTTCTATCTTACCATATAAGTTAAGACTTCAGATGACTGATCATTATTATGTTGTAATGGATGCATCAAAAAACGGTTATCTCTCTGAAGTGCAGATACCTGGTACATTACCTAATAACAAATATTCTTCTTTTTTTATAAGAGCAGTTCCTGATTCAGGTATTGTTGATTTAACTCTTTGTTGTGATCAATATAATGCAAGATATGCTAGTAATTTAATTAGATTAAATTTAACAGTTCCTCCAAATTCAGTTCTTGTTAAAAATCTAATAGAAGTTAATAAATTAAATCCTTTATTGTTTAAAAAAGGCCCTTATTATTGGTATAAAGAAGAGGGATGTGCGTCCGCTTCCCCCGTTTTACTGAATGTTTATGCGTATGCCTTTTTGACTTGGTCTGAAGGCGCAAAAAAATGGTATTTTCAATATTATGTTGTTGCTCCTGTGTGTTATACGGGTTCAGGTTGTGATAGTTTCACGGTAGCACCTGCAGATTTTAAATACCCAAACAGCTTTAGTGATCCCTGCATAGGATTCAATGAATTAAGCATGGATGTTATAGAACCATATAAAACTGTAAAAATACCAAGAATAGAACACGGTTCGTTTTTTACATGTAAAGATGGTTATGAACTAGATTTACAATCACCATATCTGATTGAAGTGCCAAGATTTGGTAATAGGCTTGAAGAGTTTACTACTTACGATTTATATCACCAATCACCAGATAGAAGATCTCGTGGTGAAATAATCAATGAACCAATGATAGCCGAGGGACCGAGAAGATCTATTACCAACTATGCCCCATTTGCTTTGAACTGCAATACTGGTGCAATAGCACCCCCAAGTGTTCCTGGTGTAGATTGTTTTAATACAGTAGATTATAGATGTTATCAAGATTCTCTTTTTACTAGACTAGGAAGATATTTGCTAAATGTTGATTTTTATCGTTTTAGAGTTGAAGGTGACGCTTTTGTAAAATATTCGTATTACTATTACAGCACAGAAGTATATTGTTTACAAAAAGAACAACCTTCTAGCAGCAGTAGCAGTAGCAGTAGTTCATCCAGACCTACAATTTGTTCTACTGCACCAGAACAAATTACTGTAAAATATACATTAGAAATTCCAATTATTGAACAAGAAAATATCGTATATAAAACTTTTATATTCCAACAAACATTATATGCATTAAACATACAATATGTTAATTATCCAGTTTATAGTGCACTAAAACCAACAAAAACAACAACAAACAGCCCAAATAAAACAATAAAAATATTAGATTCAGAAGGGTTTAATGAGGCATCTGCACTATTTGATGTTGATGTTTGGGGACATATTAATGCATATGGCGTATTTGAAGATGGAGTTATAAAATATAAATTTGGGTTAACTTTTTATCACTCAGGAATATCTTGTAATAGTTATGACAGTTCAGGTGTAAATTGTTTAGATTGCCCATACGAAAATAGAATTCCGACTCCAATAACATCTGTTGACTACACATATGATCAAGCAAAACAGATATATGAGCAACAAGGAAGTTTTACTCCAAAATATAAGTTAACAGATGAAGCATGTAATTCTGTTATATTAACTTGTCCAGAAAAACTATGCCCAATCGGAACAGAAATACAAGAACTTTTTAAATTAAATGTTCAAAAATTATGTAGTGCTACACCGGATTCAGAAAAAATTTCATATATTGAAGCAGAACTTGTAAACACAAATCCGGATGTTTGGATTCCCGGAAGAATTATAGATTCAGCAAATTATACTTGTCCGTCTGGTGGATTTTGGGATAGAGTAGTTTCTGTCGAGTTTATTGACCTAGAAGATCCTGTTTGCAGATCTTCTTCTAGTTCTTCTAGTAGTTCGTCTTCTAGTTCTTCTAGTAGTTCGTCTTCTAGTTCTTCTAGTAGTTCATCTTCTAGTAGTCGTTGTCCTACAGCACCAGAATATATTCAAATATTTCATACATTAGAGGTAACCTCTTTTTATAATATAGGTGCACCAACACCAGAAACAAAATTATTTTGGTTCGTAGAAACCTTATATCCTTATCAATTAGAATATAATACTAATCCGGTGTATCTTCCACTTCAAGCTTCTGCTGCCATTGATGTTGGAGGTTTCCCAGACACAACAGTAAAAGTACCAACCTCTACATTTAATTTTCCAGCAAGTGGTGTTTTAGATTCGCCTGTTTGGTCCACGTCTATATTATACCCACAAACTATAGGCGGAGTTACAAAATATTATTATAAAAGACACTTAAATACTCAAACTGGGGGTTGCACCGTTTTAACTGCAGGGTCTTGTTTATCACAATGTCCAACTGACAGACAAATATTAACACCGGTGGTCCCCAAGATATATGATGGTAGCACAGAATTAACATCAGTATATAATCGTTTATATGTTCAAAATTTAAAACCACTTTTTGTAATATCCACTGCAACTCCGGTTTGCACAGATACAAATCCGAATCCACCTGCAGTTGGAACATGTTGTTCTACGCTATTATTGCCAAATGAAACAACAGTCACGTTAATGCCTCTTTCGTTTACAAGAGATGGAACAACTGCGGAATATTGGAACACGGATACCGGAGAACTATTAGAATCCAATCCATCAAATTGGAATAATCGTATGGTTTTATATGACGTAACCACAGGAGATGGCACTCCTTATCGTATTAGGAGGAAAATAGAATTAGATCTTGTTCAGTTTCCTGCTTGTTTTTCTAGTTCATCCAGTTCTTCAAGCCGCTCTTCTTCGAGTAGTTCTTCTTCATCATCTTCTAGTAGTTCAAGTAGAGCATTTTGTAACAAAACAGTAACATATACAATAGATGTTAAAAACCAATATTCAGGTTATGAAACTACAGGGTGTAAATTTATACATTATCTACATCAATGTACACCAGTAACCGGTGTCACAGGTAATCTAAAACGAACATATACAACCACATTGTACAATGAAGCAGATTTAACTAGTACTATGAGAAATACTAGGGATCGGTGTTCGAATCCGGCATATCAGGGTGATTCTATTTTATGGAGTAAATTACAAATAACCCACGAACCCGGAAACGTTGGTACAGGATTTAGCAATGGTAAGTTGGAAGTTTTGGGGTTTGTGGAATATGCTAAATGTTGTAATGAAGGAACAACAATACCAAATATTAGAAGTGAAGGATATACTGTATCACAAGCATGTTCCGGCGAACAAATAAAATTAAAATACGTAACAGCAGATTGTCACGGTGCTGTAAATGATGATATTGTGAGACTTGGGCCTATTGCTGGTGGTGCAATAGCTAATTCGTTTTATTTTGCAAAAAATACCCAAAATGAAAATTCTACTTGGTTATACCAATCCTCTTTTGCAGATGGACTTCCGGATTGGAATAATGGGGATTTAGGATCATATAGAATATCTATGACCATATCTGATAACTGCAGTTCTAGTAGCAGTTCTTCTAGTTCATCATCCAGTTCATCTTCCAGCTCATCTTCAAGTTCTTCATCAAGTTCTTCATCAAGTTCTGCGTTATGTCCCAAGTTAATAAAAACAAAAATAACTTTTAAAAACAATAAACCAACAACACCAGAGCCGGTAAATAATGTTATTTTTAATACCATAGTGGATAGAACCACGTTAACACCAGAGGGTCCAAATTCTCTACAATATTCTGCTAAAAAATTATATGAACCGGATATTAGCAGTTTTGAAAAAACTGCTAAAGTGGTGTGTGCCGATGGCAGTTATAGAGATTCCAAGTTGTGGGCATATTCGTCTTTTATTTTTAATCCTAGTACTCAACAACTAAAATTAACAACTAAAATATATTCTGCAGGTTGTAATTGTTTTTCTGGCTGTGCATCTTGTTCGGATTTTAGAGTGCCAATTGTAAGCAGTGAAAATGTTTCTGTTGCTGGATCGTATATACCAAGATTAGTTTACAATGAAGCCACTTGTTCAAATGTTGTTGGTTCGTTCTCAAGTGAACCGGAATATATAACAACAACTGAAACATTTACATTATCATCATTTACAAATATTAATAATACATATACTGCTTCTAATGCAAGTATTGGATTCTCTATAGAATACCAAATAACAGATGACCCCACTTGTATAGTGCCATCTTCTTCATCTTCATCCTCTAGAAACTATCCAATGTTTGCTTTATTGGGAGACAGTGGTGAATTGCCATTAGATGAAGATCTTAGAATTGCAAATGCAATAAAAGCACAGAATCCAGATTATATTATTCATATAGGCGATACTAATTATTATACACCGACAACAGGAACAGCATATACTAACGCATTTACAACAAATTTTTTCAATCTTTGGTCTGGAACTGGAAATTGGTTAAACAAAATGTATGTTGCTTTTGGTAATCATGATTTAGATTTAAGCACAGATTATGGCTTAACAATAATTAATAATTTATCTTTAGTTAGCAATGAAATAGGTTTAACAAATATAAACAATAGAAGATTATATTACGATTTTATATACCAAGGAATGCATTTTTTCGTATTAAACACAGGAAACACCCTCTGCGGTGACAGTATGACAGAAACAACAGGTTCTCCGAATAGGGATGCCAAACTACAATGGACAACACAAACTACTGCAATAAAAGCGGCAATAAGAGCATCAACTGCACCTTGGAAAATATTAGTTTTACATAAAGCACCTTATACAAACGATAGCACCCACTATCCAGGTGTAACTAAAGCAAGAAATCTCGGAACTACTAATGGCATAGTAGACACACATAAATCTCTTGGAATAGACGTAGTGATATCTGCACACTCTCACTTGTATGAACATCTAATAATAGATACTGTTAATTATATTGTTCAGGGAGCAGGTGGTGCAAACTTAAGGTGTCCTGTTTCTCCTCCCCAAATAGGAACACAATTATCATATTGTTTAAAACACAGTTATACACTTTTAAAGAAAATAGATAATGGATCAATTTCAAATCTTATATTTGAAACAAGATCGATTGATGATGAATTTATTGATTATGTAACACTAACTAAAAATACCAGTAGTTCATCGTCTTCATCATCCTCTTCTTCCTCATCCTCTTCTTCATCATCTTCTTCATCTTCCTCTTCTAGTAGTTCTAGTAGTTCTTCAGGAGTAAATCCAGTTTCAATTTATAGAATGAAAATTAGTTTTAATGGCACTCCATCATGTGGCCAAACTCTTTCAAATGTAACTTTTCAAGATAATCTTTATGTGTGTGATCCAACAAACCCAATATTCCATGTGCCACTAAAAGCAACAAGAGCACTTACTCCAACACAAGCAGGATATCCTTGTACAAATCTGTATAAATCAGTTTGCGCAAATAGTGTGTGCCTAGATTCTCCAATGTATGGGGTGTGTGGTCTTTATGAACAAGATTATGGTGCAGGTGATATTAGAACTACAGTATATGTGAGAGTATTTGCAGAACCCTGTGTATGTGTAGACACCTATAATACACCAAATTGTTGGTATGGTAATTGTAATTCGGGTCAGTATAATATAGGAAATGTAACATCCATTACTTTATCGTTAGATAATGCTTGTATACAACCATATCAATTTAAATCTAATTTTACAACATGCGCATGGGAGGCGAACTCTTTTGTTGGTATAGACGAAGTTGTATCTGATATTGCAGAAATATCTTTACCAATAAATCAACTAAATGGCACATATTCACTTACAACTATTAATTGGTCATGGCCTTTGGAATTAACAATTACAAAATTATAATAAATACTATTATGATAAGTTATATTTTTAGAAAAAAAAGCGGTGTTTTAGAAATTGTAAGAAAATTTAATAAAGACAATTTTTTAAAACAAACAGAAAATGACAACAAAATTTTAGTTGTTACGGAAGATGATGTTAAACAAATATCTTCCCCTTTGGCTGAAGAAGTGGCACAATTAACTAAAAATATGAATTTATAAATAATATATATAGAAAAAGGAAAAATTATGTCATATATTAAAAATTTAATTGATGGTAATATTGAACAACTAAGAAGAGATGTAGAAGCGTCATTATATTCTAAATTGAATGCCAAATTAGATGAAAAAAGAGTAGAAGTAGCATCAAACATTTATAATGAAGGCGAATGTCTTCCTTGCTCTCAACAAGTTCAAGAAAGTAAAAAATTAGAAAATATGACAATAGAAGACTGTAAACAACATTTAATGGATTCTAAAGATATGAGCGAAAAAGATGCAGCAGAAGAATGCCGCAGAATGAGGCGGGATTGAACATGAAAAAAAATATTACAAATTCAATCGAACAATTGTTATATAAAAAACTTTCTGATCGTATAGAAGAAACACGCAAAGAAATCGCATCATCTATATTTGAATCTCAATACAAAGGTGACCCTGAAGTTGAAAGATTAGCAACACCTTCCTCAGAAGAAGATGAAGATCCAAACGAAAAATATAGAGAGCAATATAAAAAATGTCAAGAAAAAGTAGCAGACAAAAACCCAAAAGCAACAAAAAAACAATTAGAAAAATTAGTTAAAGATTGCATGGATAAGCAGTAAGAAGTAAATAAGGAAAATAATAAATGAAGCTCATAACCGAACATACAACAGAAGTAAAACTGCTAACAGAAGAAAAAGAAGGCAAGAAGCATTTCTTTATTGAAGGAATCTTCATGCAAGCAGACCAAAAAAACAAAAATGGTAGAATTTATCCATATCCAATTTTATCAAGAGAATGTGGTCGTTATGTAACAGAATATGTTCAACAAAATCGTGCTCTCGGTGAATTAGGGCATCCAGAAGGCCCAACTGTAAATTTAGAAAGAGTTTCACATATTATTAAAGAATTAAATATAAATGGAAAAGATATTATAGGTAAAGCAAAAATTATGGAAACTCCATATGGAAAAATTGTACAAAATCTTATGGATGAAGGTGCAAAATTGGGAGTTTCTAGCCGTGGCATGGGTTCTTTAAGAGAATTTCAAGGTGTAAACATGGTTCAAGAAGATTTTTCATTGGCAGCTGTGGATATCGTTGCTGATCCATCTGCACCAAATGCTTTCGTAAATGGAATTATGGAAGGCAAAGAATGGGTGTGGGAAAATGGTATAATTAAACCAGTAGTTATTGAAAAATACAAAAACGAAATATCAAAAACAAGTTCAAGAAAACTTGAAGAACAAAAACTGAAGATATTCAAGGATTTCTTATCAAAATTATAAATTTTATAAATATATTAGATTAATTGTCTAAGGAGATTACATAAAATGGACCCCAAAAAAATAGCAGAAGAATTAATGAAATCACTCTTTGCCCAACAAAATGAATTAGCCGAAGAGGCTGATAATGATGATGAAGAAGAAGGTGAAGAAGAAGAAGAAGAAGGCGACGAAGAAAGTGCTGAAGAAGAGGCCGAAGAAGGTTCTGAGCATGAAGCAGAAGAACCAGCAGGCCACGAAGCAAAAGAAGCAACTTCTAAAGGCAAAGTGACTAACACCGCAGGATCAGCCGCTGCATCAGTTGCAATGAAACCAACTGGAAATATGGCAGTATCAAATAAAGCTGGTTCGGGTGCATATTCTTCTGATGCTCATGGTGGAAGCACACATGATGCTGAAGGTAAGAGTGGTCAATTTGCACAACCAGTAGCACAACCAGGAACAGCATCACAAGCAGCAGCAACTCTCCAAATGAAACCATCTTTTGCTGGAGTTCAAATGCCAACACTAGATCGTGCTCAAATGGCTGAGGATGTTCGTGCTATGTTTGGTGGGGCAGAAGATCTATCCGAAGAATTTGTTAATAAGGCAGCAGATTTATATGAGGCCACAATTTTAACAAATCTTCAATCAATCACAGAACAACTATCTGAGCAATTCTCTAATAAACTAGTAGAGACAGTTACAGAAGTTGCCACAACACTAGAAGAACAAGTTGACAACTATTTAAATTATGTTGTCGATGAGTGGATGAAAGATAATAAACTAGTTGTTGAGCAAGGTTTAAGAACTGAAATTGCTGAAAACTTTATCAATAATCTAAAGAATCTATTTGCAGAATCTTACATCGAAGTACCAGAAGATAAGGTAAATGCTTTCGATGAAATGGCTAATGCTGTAGAAACTTTAGAGTCAAGAGTTAATGAAGAACTAGAGAAGAATGTTCAACTTGTAAATGAAATTAATGATCTAAAGGCTTCATTAATTTTTGCTGAAGAAACAGAAACTCTCTCTGATTTAGATGCCGAAAATGTTAAGAAACTTGTAGAAAATCTCCGTTTTGATAACGAAGAATCTTTCAGAAACAAAGTTGGAACATTAGTAGAAGGCTATGTCAAAGGTAAAGTTACAAAAACAACAAGCAATGTTAAAGTTGAAGTTGATTCAACAATAAATGAGGAATCATCAAATGAACCAACATTTATGACAGAATCAATCAAGAGATATGCTCAAGTTTTAGGTAGAACAATTAAAGGTTAAGTCAAAAAATATTAAATTATAAATATTTTAAAATAGTTTAAAGGAGCTAGAAAAACAATGGACCCCCGTAATCAAATGTTAACTGAGTCAACAAGACAAAAGTGGGACGCTATCGTAAATCACGAAGCACTCCCAGAAATCAAGGACAATTATCGCAAGACAGTTACCACCATTCTTCTAGAGAATCAAGAGCGTGCTCTTCTCTCTGAGAACGGCGTAACAGGCACCGGTCTAGGTGTAGTCGGTGGAGCATCAACCGCTGGCACAGGTCAAGGTATCGATGCTTTCGATCCAATTCTCATCAGCCTAGTTCGTCGTTCTATGCCAAATCTAATGGCTTACGACATTGCTGGCGTTCAACCAATGAATGGCCCAACAGGTCTAATCTTCGCAATGAAGACCAAATATGGTGCCGCTAACGCATCAACTGGTAGCCGTGGTACAAGCGAAGCACTATTCAAAGAAGCCGATTCTGGATTCTCTGGATACCGCAACGCTGCAAGCATCACCAATGGTGCAGGTGGTAATACCACTCACTCAGGAAATATGGGTGATATTTTTGCTTCTGACACATTAGGTGCAGGTGCCGGTACTGATAAGGCTTTCGAGGCAGGTAACGGTATGGCAACAACAAGTGCTGAAAAATTAGGAAGCACTGGCACATTCAATGAAATGTCTTTCAGCATTGAGAAGACATCTGTAACTGCTAAGAGCCGTGCTCTAAAGGCAGAGTACACAACAGAACTCGCTCAAGACCTAAAGGCAGTACACGGTCTAGACGCTGAGACTGAACTTGCCAATATTCTCAGCACCGAGATTCTTTTTGAAATCAATCGTGAACTAGTTAGAACTATTTACCAAGTTGCCCGTCTAGGTTGCCAACAAAGCGATCTAAACGGTAAGCAATCAGGTAAGGGTCTAAATGCTCACGGCGGTGGTGGCGTTTACGATCTAGAGTTAGACTCTGATGGTCGTTGGTCAGCCGAGAAGTTCCGTGGTTTAACTTTCCAACTAGAAAGAGAAGCTAACGTAATCGGCGCAGATACCCGTCGCGGTAAGGCCAACTTTGCTGTAGTCTCTCCTGACGTTGCTGCAGCCCTCACAATGAGCGGTCTATTAGACTTCAGCCCAGCATTCAGCGGTGCACTAAACACCGATGTAAATGGTAACACCTTCGCTGGTACACTACACCAAGGCAGAATGAAGATCTACATTGATCCATATTCAATGCCAACTCACACCGAAAACTGGACACCAACAAACTTTGTTTGTGTAGGTTATAAGGGAACCAGCCCATATGACGCAGGTATTTTCTACTGCCCATACGTTCCACTACAAATGGTAAGAGCTGTTGATACCAGCACTTTCCAACCCAAGATTGGATTTAAGACCCGCTACGGCATGGTCAGCAATCCATTCGTAACTACAACACTAACAGGTTCAACTCCAGACGGTGAAAACCTAACTGAAAGAGTTAACCAATACTACCGCATCTTCCGCGTAGACAACTTACACGGTAATGATGCAACCCTCAGCTGATAGTTGAGGTTGTTTAAGGGGATTCATTAGAGTGGGCGGCTGGAAACAGCCGCCCACTTCTTTTATAGATACTTAGAGGAGTTCATATGGCATCAGAGATTGCAAAATCCGTAATAAGCAGACAACCACAAACTATAAATTCTTTACAATACAATCAATTTAGATTTGTATTACATAGAACACCAAAAATAATATATTTTTGTCAAGAGGTTAAATTTCCTGGTTTGTCTATGAATACAATAGATCAACCAAATCCACTAGCATCGCCAATAAAAAGAACACCAAATAAAGTTGCATATGATAATCTAGAGTTGTCTTTTTTAGTTGCAGAAGATTTTAAAAATTGGTTAGAAATATATAATTGGATGCATAGAATTGTTCCAATAAAAAACTTTGACAATCAATATAAAGAAAAATCAAGTAATATTGTGCCAGATCCATCAGAAGTAAGATTTCAAGATGCCAGTTTAGTATTGATGAATAGTGTTTCTAAAGGGTTTATGGAAGTAGTATTTACAAATTGTTTTCCCATAAGTCTTGGTGGTATAGACTTTTCAAGCACCGTTACAGATTCAAAACCAGTAGTTTGTGCTGTACAATTTGCGTTTTCAGGTTATACTATAAACAACGTATAACTGGAGATTTAATATGGATATTATGAAAATTCGTGATATGGCTAAAGAAGATCTTCCTATTGATAATGAAAAATTAGATGTAGAGTCTTTGAATATTCCTCAATTACATGGAAAATATTTAAACATCTATCAAGATGAAAAAATAGTTCTTCATGGTCTAAAAATAGAACATCGAAAATTAAAAAAATTAAAATGGGAATATTATACTGGAAAATTAGACCAAGAAACTTTACAAAAACTTGGTTGGGAACAGTTTGATTTAAAAATATTAAGACAAGATGTAGAACTTTATTTAGAAGCAGATGAAGATTTAATTGCATTAGAAAAAAAACTTTTACTTCAAGACGAAAAAGTAGATTATTTACAATCTATCTTAAAGGCTTTAAATAATAGACAATTTCATATACGAGATGCTATTTCTTGGAGAAAGTTCATTAATGGAGTAAACTAAATACTATTAGATGTGTGACTTGAAGATTTCCAACATAGATTCTGTTTTTATAAAGGTTGATTGTGATGCAGGATACGCTAAAGAACTTTCAGATTTCTTTACGTTCACAGTCCCTGGGCATAAATTTATGCCTGCTTTTAGAAAGAAGATGTGGGATGGGAAAATCAAACTCTTCAATCTCTACAAGAGAGAAATCTACGCGGGACTTTATGACTATGTTGTGCAGTTTGCAAAGGATAGATCATATACGGTTGAGGAACCCCAAATTCAACCAAAAACTAGAATATCTTTTGAACAAATCACAGAATATGTCACCTCCCTCAATCCGCACGCAGCAGGAAGCGTCCTAACTCCTCATAAACACCAATTAGAGGCCATTACACAAGCAATAAACAGCGATAGGTGTTTATTATTATCTCCTACTGCTTCTGGAAAGAGTTTAATAATATATGCTCTTTGCAGATATTATTTAGAAAAAATAAACCCCAAAAAGAAAATATTAATTATAGTTCCTACTATATCTTTAGTTTCACAGATGTATTCTGATTTTATGGAATATTCATCAAAAAGTAAATGGAAAGCCAGAGATTTTTGTCATAAAATTCATGGTGGGCAAGATAAAGAATCTAATAAAAAAATAATTATATCAACGTGGCAAAGCATTTATAAAATGCCAAACAAATATTTTGAACAATTTGAAGCTGTGTTTGGTGATGAGTGCCACCTATTTAAATCAAAATCTTTAGCGTCAATAATGACTAAGTTAAAAGACTGCCCTTATAGAATAGGAACAACAGGAACTCTTGATGGGTCATTTACACATAAATTGGTTATAGAGGGATTATTTGGACGTGTATATAAAGTAGTAAGTACAAAAGAACTAATGGAAAAGAAAATACTTTCTAGTTTAAATATAGATTGTATTCTTTTAAATCACGATGACACCAGTAAAAATTTAGTTAAAAAAATGAAATACGCAGAAGAAATTGACTGGTTAATTTCAAATACAGATAGAAATGAATTTATATGTAAATTGGCTAGTTCTTTAAAAGGAAACACACTAATACTATTCCAATTTGTAGAAAAACATGGAAAAATTTTACACGAAATATTAAAGAAAAATAATCCAAACAGAAAAATTTATTTTATTTATGGTGCAACTGATGCAGATATGAGAGAATCTGTAAGAAAGGTTGTTGAAAAACAGGATAATTCTATTATAATAGCATCATATGGAACATTTTCTACTGGTGTAAGTATCAGAAGACTAAATAATATCGTATTCTCTTCTCCATCAAAAAGCAGAATACGGGTACTACAGAGTATAGGAAGACAACTTAGAAAATCTGAGTTTAAAGATATGGCTAAGTTGTATGATATTGCTGATGATTTGAAATGGAAGTCTCACACAAATCACACACTTAGACATTTTAATGAGCGAATTAAAATTTATGAGTCTGAGAAATTTGATTACAAAATTATTAAAATTCCTCTGGGAGCATAAATGAATAATAATTATAAAATAGTAAAGTTAAAATCAGGTGAAACATTAATCTGCAAATTGGGTAAAATAAAAGACAAAACTATAGTTCTAGAAAGACCTATGGTTTTTAAATCTATACCTCTTCCTAATAATCCGATGTTGTTTGGAGCAGAAGCACTTATTATGAAAAATTGGTTAGAATTTTCTATAGATAAAAACGTAGAAATACCAATAGATCATATCGCTGCTTTACTAAAACCAGATGTAATGATTTCTGGTTGTTATGATATGGAAAAAGAAAAAGAAGATAATCCTGAATACAAACAACAATTGTTGGAAAAAATGAAACAAGAATTACAAGATAATAATTCTCCCCAAGGATTACCAGAAAAATTAAATATAAATTTTAATGTACCTAATGATATGATACCGGAAGTTTTAGATGCTCTAGGGATCGATGTAGATCTTCCAGAAGAAGACGATATTATCTTTGAAGATGAAGAGCCTTTTCTTCCCCCTAAACCCAAAAAGAACAAGAAGAAAACCAAAGATAAAAAGAAAGATAGTAAAAGTGCAGATTCTGATTGGGGAAATAATTGGTCTGATTGGCCAGCAGATCCACACGACTATCTGTAATTAGATTTAGCCTTTGCTGACTTACACAGTCAAGTGTAATACCAAAAATTCATCTGTCAAGAACATACTTGCAAACATCAAATTTTGATGTATAATCTGTGGATATTAAGGAGTATAACATGGGCCGAAAAAAGAAACAAAAAACAACAGAAGAAAAAATAAAACCACAACCAAAAACTAAAAAAGAACATTATATAGACAATAAATTGTTCTATAAAGAGATGGTTGACTGGAAGAAAAAATTTAAAGAAGCTCAAGAGATGGATGAGCCTGCCCCTCCTGTATCAGAATATATTGCAATGTGTTTCTTTCATATTGCAGAAAATTTAGCAAAAAAACCCAACTTTGTAAACTATCCCTTTAAAGAGGATATGATTGGGGATGGAATAGAAAATTGCCTGATGTATTGTAGCAATTTTAATCCCAGAAAATCTAAAAATCCATTTTCGTATTTTACACAAATAATATATTACGCATTTCTTCGTAAGATTCAAAAAGAAAAAAAACAAAATTATATAAAATATAAATTTTTAGAATCACAAGATAAAGAAGGAAACTTCACAGAGTTCCTGAAGTTATTAGGAATAAATGAAGAAGAGGGTGAGATGTATAAGAGAATGTCTGAAGAAAAGGAAAAAGAAAAAGTAAAAAAGAAAAGAAAAAGCAAGAAAAAAATAAACACTCTTATAGAGGATACCGATGAGTAAAGTTGCTTTTATAACTGATACACATTTTGGTGCTCGTAACGATTCTCCTTTATTTGTGGAATACTTTCTGTCCTTTTTAGAAGGACAGTTTTTTCCCTATTTAAAGGCCAATAATATCAAAACAATCGTTCATCTTGGAGATCTGATGGATCGTAGAAAGTTTGTAAACTTCTTTGTCCTATCTCAAGTTAAGACTAGATTTATAGATTATTTAAAAAAGAATGAAATACAATTTCACTGTATCATCGGAAATCATGATACTTTTTTTAAAAACACAAATGATTTAAATTCTGTAAAAGAATTGTTTGGCGATGACGGTATTCATATTTACGATAAACCAACATGCAAATCTATTGAAGGATTTGATTTTGCAATTGTTCCTTGGATAAACAAAGAAAATGAAAAAGAATGTCTTGATTTTATCAAGACCGCTAAAGCAGATATATGTCTTGGGCATTTTGAATTATATGGTTACGAAATCATGAGAGGCATTCCGCACGAAGACGGAATGGATCCAAGCATATTATCTAGATTTGAAATGGTTCTGAGTGGCCATTTTCATGTAAAACATAGTAAAGAAAACGTTCATTATCTGGGAACACCGTATCAGATAACATTCAATGATCTAGGTCAAAAAAAGGGATTCTATGTCTTTGATACTGAAACTCGTAATTTAGAATTTATAGAAAATGAAAAAAAATTATTCTACAGTATTCGTTATAATGATGTCGAATATGATATGTTAACTTTAGATTTTGAACGTTATAGAAATTGTTTTATGCGTGTCATAGTTGAAAAGAAAACAAACAAATTAATGTTTGATGAATATATTAACAGATTAAATGCAGTAGAAGTTTCTGAATTAAATATTATAGAATCATTTGGGGAAATAAAACAAGAACAAGTTGACATTGACACAACTAAGGATACACTAAGCATCATTAACGATGAAATTGATCGTATGAACGAAGTACCTAATAAAAATAAACTTAAAACTATCATTCATACGCTTTATCTGGAGAGTCTTTCACAATGAATATTTTTGCTGTACACGATAATCCCATAATTTCTGCACAACAACTATGCGATAAGCATGTGGTTAAAATGATCGTTGAAAGTTGTCAGTTGCTTTCGACTGCTCATCGTCTTCTTGACGGCTATGAAGATCGTGAAAAAACTAAATCAGGCAAAACTCGTAAAATTTATAGAATGCATGATCCAGAAATGGAATCAAAACTTTGTAAGTTTGTTATGCCTAATCATCCCTGTGCAATCTGGGCAAGAGAAACAACATCAAACTATATCTGGCTTTCTAAACACACTCTAGGGCTGTGTGGAGAATATACTGATAGATATAATAAAATTCACTCTATGGAACCTCTTGCTTTACTTCTAAATGAAAAATTGCCAAATAATATTCCAGTGGATGAATTAACCGAATTCGTTCAGGCAATGCCAACACAATACAAAATGCCCAATCCAATTTTAGGATATCGGTACTATTATTGTTATGAAAAATCTAGATTTGCCACTTGGAAAAACTCAAAATGTCCAGATTGGTATGTAAATTTACATGATATTAAAGAAATGGTTAAACAAAGTCCAATCGAAGTTGAAATCAATGCACCAACGCTAATAAAGTCTGGATTATAAATATACAAGTATGAACGATAATATTTTCTCAAAATACAAAGACATATTAGAGAAAGAGACTCTAATACAGATAGAGGAACAAGATAATTGTATATCAATACAATGTCCAGAATCTGTTCATTTGTCTTTGTTAGAAATGCTAGATGATGAATTTTTTGATTATAATGAAACAGAAAATGGGGTTGAAATAGTCGATTCTTCTTTTGAAGAACTATTAGAAATTATCGAAGAATGTGATTTTTACAACTTTTTGACTGAGGCATCTGCTCAAAGAAAAATAGTTATTAGAGCAGGAAGACGAAGAGTAATTTTTAAATGTCCTCCTGGATATAAAAGAATTAAAAGAACGTGTAGAAAACGACCTTCATCCGAGTTAGCAAAACTGAAAAGAAGAGCAAGAAAAGCTGCAAGAAAATCAAGAGGAAAAAGAGCACGGGCAATAAAAAGAAGAAAGGTTTCTCTAAGAAAGAGGAGAGGGATACCTAAGCCAAAACACAAGTGAATTTTAAATTATGTTATTATTAAAAAAGATTAGATGGAAAAATTTCCTGAGCACAGGAAATACTTTTACAGAAATACAATTAAATAAACGAAAAACAACACTCATAAGTGGCCCAAATGGTTCAGGAAAAACTACCCTCTTGGATGCTTTGGTGTTTGGTTTGTTTGGTAAACCATATAGAAATATTAATATTCCTCAATTAGTAAACAGTATAAATTTAAAAGACTGTATTGTTGAAGTTGAGTTTGATATTGGGGGAATAGACTATAAAATTATCAGAGGACTTGCTCCAAAATCTTTAGAGATTTATAAACAAGGTAAACTGATAGATCAAGATTCGAAGGCAAAAGATTATCAAAAAATGTTTGAAGAAAACATTTTGAAGATGAGTTATAAAGCATTTTGCCAAGTAATTGTTTTGGGGTCTACAAACTATATTCCATTTATGTCTCTTACCGCAGCAGAAAGGCGGGAAGTTGTAGAAGCTCTTTTAGATATAGATGTATTTTCTATTATGAATACATTATTAAAAGGCAAAATTTCTGAAAACAAAGAAGAACTCAAAGAGGTTTCTTATAAATTGGCTCTTTTGAAAGAAAGAGCCGATGCTCAAACTAATCACATTAAAGTATTAAAAGAAAAAAGCAAAACTTCTATTGAAAAATATGAGCAAGAGATTAGCAACTCTGCAAGCCAAAATGAAGAATTGCAAAGAGAAATTGATATATTAACTGGAGAGATTGATGTTTTTTTCCAAGATGTTAAAGAAAAAAGTCAAATAGAATTACAAGTTACTACAGCAGAAAAAAATATAAACGACAACAAAACAACAATTAATAAAATTGATAAAGAAATTGTATTTTATAAAAATAATGATAAGTGCCCAACTTGTTCTCAGAATATAAGCACTGATTTAAAAAACAATAAAGTACATGCATGTAATATTCAAAAATCAGAATTAGAAGTTTCTAATTCCACTCAACTCAAAGAAATACAACTTTTAGAACAAAAAATAAACAAAATATATCAGATAGAGAGTAAGATTAATTCTATTAGAGATAAAGTTAAAGAAGTACAATCCAATATGTCTGCTAATAATCAGTACATAAAGAAGATGACAAAACAAATAGCAGAATTACATTCTGAGTCGGGTGATATAGAGAAAGAAAATGAAAAACTACAACTCATAATAGGAGAAGGAAAGAAACATCTAGAAGAAAAATCCGAACTAGAGGAAAATTCTCAATATTATGCTATGGCTGCTATGTTGATGAAAGATTCAGGAATTAAAAGTAAAATTATAAAACATTATTTACCCATAATGAATAAAAAAATTAATCAATATTTGGATCAAATGGGATTTTTTGTTCAATTTGAACTAGACGAATCTTTTGCTGAAACTATTAAAAGTAGACACAGAGATGTGTTCACATATGCAAGTTTTAGTGAAGGGGAAAAAAGAAAGATTGATTTGGCTCTTCTTTTTGCATGGAGAGAAATTGCTAAGATAAAGAACTCTTTAAATTGTAATTTATTAATATTTGATGAGATTATGGATGGAAGCCTTGATGATACTGCAACTGATGCATTCTTATCAATTCTAAAAACTTTTAAGAAAGATACCAACATCTTTGTTATTTCCCACAAGTCAAAAGATATCCTACAAGATAAATTTAAAGGTCATCTGTCGTTTATTAAGAAAAATAACTTCAGCAGGCTTGACATAGCATAAACCTTCATATATACTGTCTGTATGGCAAAACGAATTCAAAAAGGTGACAGCGTTGATTCTATTGTTATGGGTGATGAGCCACTATGGAACATCAATATTGCTATAACAGATGATTATCTTTCTGGGTATATTATCCGTCATACTAACTGGTGTAATTACCACTGGGACATGAAGGATTACAGAAAAGCCACTTTGGAATATGTAAAGAAAAACAAAAATACACATACTAAACTTTCATCCAAGAATAGTGACAATTTTATTTTTAGAGAAATTGGCAATTATTGTAGAATGGCCAATCTTGGTTGTCCTCTACCAGATGCAGTTGTAAAAAAAGTTAAAGATGGCATTTCTAGACTTTTATCAGAAAAAGATGTAAAGATATCAGCTGAACCAGAAATTAAGGTGGATATTCAACAGAGAATTAAAGACAAAACTGTTGATTTAATCGAATTGGTAGAACAAAGAGTTGATAAGTTTATTGAAAACATTCAACAGAATGATAATTATAAATTTGATGCTCTTTCTTGGCTTCAACAAATTGGAGTCAAGGCAGTTCATACAAAAGCAATTATTGATATCTTTACCCCCCGCAAAGACGAATTGGAGAGGGCTTTAAACGGCGATAAGGAACTCATGGAGGGATATTCCTTCTTGGGTAGGGCAAAGACGCGGAAATATATGGAATTCAACACAGACATTATAAACGCCTGTGGTGTTATTTCAGAAAATAAAAGAAAACCAAGAAAAAAGAAAAAGGTATCTCCAGAGAAACTTGTATCAAAGTTAAAGTATCTGGTGGAAGATACTAACACTAAGATTAAATCAATTGATCCCCGTAAAATTATTTCTGCTAATATTTTAATAACGTATAATACAAAAACTAAGAAAGTATGTCTTTTTAATTCAAAATCCGGTTTAAGTATCAAAGGCTCAAGTATTATTGGGTTTGATGAAAGCGAATCTTCCTGCAAAACTGCTAGGAAGGAAAGTTATATTTTTGACTTGACAAAGCAAAATAAAGATGTATTATCTGTTTACAAGTCTATGAAAACCAAGGAGAAGCCTGTAAAAAACAGAATAAATAATGATGTACTGTTACTGCAGGCAATTAAATTATGATTCTAATTGATAATTCCCAGTTGTTTTTTTCTTCATACTTTTCACATGGTCATGATACGGGAGAAGTAAATGATAATCTTGTTCGGCACACACTTCTATCCCAATACGCAAGAATCAACGATAGGTATCGTTCTAGGTTTGGTGATATTGTCATTTGTAATGATGCTGATAACTATTGGAGAAAGAAGATCTATCCGGGATATAAACAACAGAGAAAAGAACAAAAAGAAAAAAATCAAAATGTAGACTGGAAACACTTATATGAAGTTTTTGACCGAGTTAGAAATGAAATTCGTGAGAACTTTCCATATAAGTCTATTCGCGTAAATCATTGTGAAGCAGATGACGTTATGTATGTTCTTTGTAAGCATTATTCTGATACAGAAAAAATGCTGGTTGTATCTTCAGATAAAGATATGATACAACTTATGAAATTTAAAAATGTTTCAATTTTTAGTCCAAAGACTGATAGTATAATTAAATCTGTTGGAAATTTGGATGAAGTGTTGTTTTCACACGTTCTTAGAGGGGATTCTTCAGACAATATTCCAAATGTACTTACTAGTACAGATTCTTTCTTGAATAAAAAAGAGCGTCAAAGGCCAATGACCGCAAAAAGAATTGTTGAATTTTCACAAAATAATTCTTTAATCGATCAAGATAATTTAAAAAGAAACAGATCTTTGATTGATCTCTCCTATATACCAGAGGAGTATGAAAAAAATATTCTTATGGAGTTTGAAAAAACAACTCCAGCAGATAGAAAAAATATCTTTGATTATCTTGTATCCAAGAAGATGAAACTTCTTCTAGAAAGCGTGGAGAGTTTTTAATATGAAATATATAACTAGATTACAATCTGAAATCTTAAATGAAGTCAGACAAGCAAAAACAAAGGAAGAAAAGTTAGAACTTCTTAGAGAAAATAGGTCGGAAACTCTACTTCAACTTTTTAAATATGCATATGGCAGTATCGAATCTCCCTATAGAACGGGTGTTCCTGAATATTCCCCAGACGATTCTCCTTATGGCTATTCGTATTCGACCCTACAAAAGGAAATGTCAAGACTACCATATTTTTTTAATACAAAATTATTAATCTCTGATGAAAATTTTAGAAATAAAAAATTAAAAAATATTTTAGAAGTGTTACATTTTTCGGAAGCGGCTTTATTGGAGAATGTTTTTACTAAAAAATTAGATGATACTTACAGTATAAGTAAAGAATTAATTTTAGAGGCATTTCCCGAATTACAATCTGATATTGGATAACATTATGGAAAACGAAAAAAATCAGTATATAGATCGTCTAAAGGATCTTCCATTACAAAAATTAAAAGAGTTAATGGAACTAAATGATAAGATACAAATTACAGAGGTAAAACCCATAGATTCTGGACAATTTGTTAATCCCCCCGAAACAAGTTTGTTAGACAAAGCAAAAAGTTTTGCTAAGTCTTATATTTCTAGAGGATTAACAAATAAAAAAGCAGAAAGTGTTACAAAATCTCTAAGAATACTAAGTTGTCATGGTGATGAAATGTTACAACCATGCCCATTTAGAAAAAATAGTACAAACTTTAAAAATTCGTTTTACTGTGGGATTTGTGGTTGTGGAGATAAAGAATCAACACAACTTATTAATTTAAAAAATGAAGATGGAACGGATAAATACAGTAAACTAGATTTTCCTAAAGTATATTGTCCTATGAGTATGCCTGGATTTTCTAATTACGAAGCACAGGATAGAGATGAAAAGTCGGCACAAAATTTTAGAAAATTGGCTATAGAAGATATACATGGTGTGGATTTTATTAAACAAAATTCAAATTTAGATAATGGAGCACAAAATGAGCAAAACAGCAACGACAATGAAAATAAGTAAGAAGACTATAGATATCCTAAAGAACTTTGCATCAATCAATACTGGTCTTTATGTTGAAGCAGGTAATAAGTTATATACCTTATCTTCTGGATATTCTATTATTACTCAAGCAACTATTGATGAGACATTTGAATCAAATTTTGCAATATATGATCTTAGTAAGTTTTTAGGTGTTCTATCATTATTTGATGGGGCAGAATTAGAGTTTGATTCAAAGTATGTAACTATCTATGATCAAAATAATTCTAGCACAAAATATTATTTTTGTGATCCAAAGAATGTAGAGAAAATTGTTAAAAATTATGGTAAGACTCCAAAATGTGGTAAAAACCTTTTTAAGTTTGATATTACTTCAAAACAAATTGAAAGTCTTAAGAGGGCGGCTAGTTTGTTAGAATTAAAAACAATAAAGATTCAAAAATCTGACCAAGGCGGAGTAGACGTGATTGTTCTTGATCAAGAAAATGTTTCACCAAATGAATATTCTATTCATTTCTCTGATGCAGATGTTTTAGGGGATGCTGAAATTTTTCTAAATATTGATCTATTAAATCTATATCCTGGAAATTATACTGTTGAAGTTGGAGATGATGTTTCTACAAAATGGACAAACAGAGATACCGATCTAACTTATTATATTGTTAAAAAAGCAATTAAGGATTAATAATGAAGATAAAAGAATCCTTTCTTTGGGTTGAAAAATATCGACCACAGAGAATAGAAGATTGTATATTACCAGATGATTTGGGTAATACGTTTACTCAAATTGTTAACTCTGGTGAATTACAAAACTTGCTATTATCTGGTGGTCCTGGTTGTGGAAAAACAACAGTAGCAAAAGCTCTGTGCGAAGAACTAGATATGGATTGGATCATAATTAATTGTTCAGAAGACGGTAACATTGACACTCTTAGAACAAAAATCAGAGAATTTGCTAGTAATGTCTCTCTAACGTCCAATAAAAAAGCAGTTATATTAGATGAGTTTGATTATTCAAATCCACAAAGCATGCAACCTGCTCTTCGTGGATTTATTGAAGAATTTGCAAATACGTGTAGATTTATTTTAACTTGTAATTATAAAAATAAAATTATTGATCCACTAAAATCAAGATGTACAAATATAGACTTTACTTTATCAAAAACAGATAAAAATAAAATAAGTGGAAAGTTTTTAACAAGATTAAAATTTATTTTAGAAAATGAGAATGTAAAATATGATGATAAAGTATTGGTCAAACTTATAGTAAAATATGGTTCAGACTTCAGAAGAACTATAAATGAAATTCAACGCTACTCTGTATCTAAAGTTATAGATGCAGGGATATTATCTGAACTTGGTGAAGTAAGTATTGATTCGTTGTTTAGTAGTATGAAGACCAAAAATTTTATAGAAATTAGAAAATGGGTCTTTGATAATATAGATAATGATCACACTTTATTATTTCATAAATTATATGAAAATATTCAAACCAGATTAGTGTCTAGCAGCATACCACAAGCAATCTTAATTATTGCAGATTATCAGTATAAGGCTGCATTTGTTGCGGATCAAGAAATAAACATGACTGCATGTTTGATTCAGCTTATGGTTGATTGTGAGTTCAAATGAGCAATCTTTTTTCTTTTATTGATTCTATAAATTATAGTAAAAAAAATCTGTTAGACGGTGAAAGTACTGATAAAGAATACGTTCCATTCTTAGTAAATAAGTCTTTATCATATTTTTCTGATACCATAATGCATTCAAATGAAATAAATAGGTGTTCTCATATTCCTAAAAAATACCAATATTTTTATTATTTAAACTCAATAAGAAAAAGAAAACGATTTTCTAAATGGTTTAAAAAGGATAAAAATGAAGATATTGATAATATTAAAAAATATTATGGTATATCGAACATTAGGGCCAAGGAGTACCTAAAACTACTAAATAAAGATCAACTAACCGCTATTGCTCAATCAGTATCAGAAGGTGGGCTAGACTGATATTTTTATAAATATAAATGTAAGATTTTATTTATACATTTATATGGAAAAATATCATGGAAAATAGTAATTCATTGGTTGATTCTTTATTAGAAGTTTCTTTACAAAAAGAGGATGATTTTTTAAAAATTAAAGAAACTTTGACGCGAATCGGGGTATCTTCCAAAAAAGATAAAAAATTATATCAATCGTGTCATATATTACACAAAAAGGGCAAATATTATATAGTTCATTTTAAAGAGTTATTTTTATTAGATGGGCTAGAATCAGACATAAGTGAAACTGATATTGGCAGAAGAAACACTATAGCAAAATTATTAGAGGAATGGGGATTGCTGCAAGTAACCGATAAAGAAAAAGTTAATGCAATTATTACACCATTAAATCAAATTAAAATTTTACCACACAAAGAAAAGGCAGATTGGCAACTAGTACCCAAGTATCATATAGGAAAGAAATTTTAATGCCAGCAGGAATTTTTGACATAATAACTCCATGTAATTCTGATTTTGAATTAAACATTCAATATACTGATTATAATGATGTTGCCATAAATTTAACAGGAAAAAAATTTATTTTTTCAGTTAAAAGATCTTACTTATCTATACAGAGTGATCTATTTGGAATTTATAGTGACGTTTCTGCGACAACAGAGGGTGAATTAGAATACCCAAACTCAGATAATATTTATGGGGAAATAAGTGTAACGGCTGCAACCGGGGAATTAACTATCAGTATTAGTAAAGACACGCTAACGGCATTAACTCCAGGAACATATTTTTACAGTTTAAAAATGATAGGAACAACAACAGAAGTTATTTTAAGAGGTAAATTCGAATTAGAGGGCTTCTAAAATGCAAAATAAATTAGTAATAAAATATTATTTACCACATACTGTGTTGGTTGTTAGAAATGTTAAAAATAAAATAAAAATTAAAAAAAATAAACAACAGCAAACCATAGTTTTAACAAATTAAAATGGCATCATTCGGAAGACAACAACCATCTTTTAAATACGGCAGACTAGGCAGAGTGGTCGAAGCAGTTCAAATTCCCACCGGACCAGCAGGAGCAAGCGGTGTAGATGGGGGTGAAGTTTTTAATATACAAGCAGTAAAAAATGATGAGGGTAGCACTGTTTTATTTACAACTATTATTGGACCACCCGGAAAATCAAAATTAGTTCAAACTGATTTGGGAAATTTAGATGGTTTAGATGGTGCTGCCACCCCAGGAACAGATTTGCCAATATATGTTGCAGAAAACGGAAAATTGGTATTAAATTCGGATATCTTAGTTACAGGTAACATAGAAACCAGTACCGACACAAATCAAATTATTGGTGATATTAAAGATACTATTTTAGAAGATGTAGACGGTGGAACTTTCTGACATAAATACTGTACATCATGAGCATAATTAAACTTAAAAGATCAGAAACAGCAGCAGCAACACCAGCATCGCTTGAATACGGTGAAGTTGCTATCAATATTACAGATAAAAAAGTTTATATTGGTAATAGTTCAGAAAATCCTGTTTTGATTGTAGACGGTAACAATACAACGTCAGAAGGGGTTCAGGATACTGCGGCCTCCCTGCTCACCTCTGGAACACATACAGGAATTATAGTATCTTATCCAGATACAAACAATGCAATCAATCTTTCAATTGATTCATCTGTTGTTACCCTTACAGGTACGCAAACACTAACAAATAAAACATTAACATCTCCAACATTTACAACTCCAATTTTAGGCACTCCTCAATCTGGCAATTTGAGCAACTGCACAAGTTTACCAATATCAACTGGTGTGTCTGGACTTGCTTCTGGTATAGCAACATTCCTAGCAACACCTTCAAGTTCAAATTTAGCAACAGCAGTTACAGATGAAACAGGTTCTGGTTCTTTAGTATTTGCTACATCTCCAACACTTGTTACTCCAATTCTTGGTACTCCACAATCTGGTACATTAACTAATTGCACCGGACTACCAATATCAACTGGTGTGTCTGGATTGGGAACAGGTGTTGCAACCTTCTTAGCAACGCCTTCAAGTGCAAATCTGGCAGCAGCAGTTACAGATGAAACTGGAACTGGTAGTTTAGTATTCTCTGCTTCTCCTACATTCACTGGAACAGTAAACGGAGATGCAGCATTGTTCACTGGAGATATCACTGCAAATAGATTCTTTGGACATCATGTTGGTGAACAACAAGTTGAAGTAAAAAATACAAGTGGTGTAACAATTCCAAACGGATATCCTGTATACATCACAGGAACTGTTGGAGCAACATCTGTTTTGGAAGTTGCAGCAGCAGATGCATCAAATTCTGGCAAGATGCCTGCAGTTGGTTTAACAACTCAAGAATTAATAGCAAATGCCACAGGATATGTTACTATCATGGGTACAGTTACACAGGTAGACACAAGCACCTATGCAGTTGGCAATACTGTATATGTTGCTCCGGGTGGTGGATTAACTGTAACAAAACCAACGGGATCAAACTTAATTCAAAACATTGGTAAAGTTGGTAGAGTAAATTCAAATAATGGAGAAATCGTTGTTACTGGTCCTGGTCGTACTAACGATGTTCCAAACACAATTCCTTCAAATGCAACATGGAACGGTCAAACAATAGGCGTTGCTTATGGTGGAACTGGAACAGCTACTGGAAGTATAACTGGTACTGGAGCACTTACATTTACAGCCGGTGGTACTAATACAAATGTTACATTAGTGCCAAATGGTACAGGAAGTGTAGATGTTTCGTCCAAGAAAATTATAAACCTTACAACACCATCATCTTCAACAGATGCAGCAACTAAGGGATATGTAGATTCTGTTGCTCAAGGACTCCATGTTCACTCAACGGTAAAGACTGCAACAACCACAACTTTAGCCACACTCACTGGTGCAACAGTTTCCTATGCAGGTGGGGCAATCACATGGACAGGTGGAAACGCAGCAAATGGTGCGTCTTTCAACGATGGTACTACATTAACTGCAAATAATACAGAAGCTTCAGCAGACAAGATATTAGTAAAGAATGAAGCAAGCGTTGGTGGTCTTGGTGCCGCATATAATGGTGTATATTATGTCTACGCTGCAAGAGAACTGAGAAGATCATCTGATGGTGACGCTGCATCGGATTGGTTAGGTGGCGATTTCGTATTCGTAACAGACGGAACGACTTATGATAATACTGGTTGGGTTCAGACAAATAAAGTAACAACTCTTGATACTGACCCAATCGCTTTCCAACAATTCTCAGGTGCTGGAACATTCACCGCAGACGAAACTACACTAACATTATCGGGTAGTGTTTTTAGCATCAAGAACACATATGTTGGTCAAACAAGTATTACAACATTAGGAACTATTGCAACTGGTACATGGAATGCAACCGCTATTGGTGCAACTAAAGGTGGTACAGGACAAACAACATATGCTGCTGGTGATTTATTATATGCATCGTCATCAAGTGCATTATCAAAATTAACAATTGGTGCTAATAATTATGTTCTTACATCAGACGGCACAAATCCAGTTTGGACAGCAAACACAGGAACGGGAAGCGTTGTAAGAGCAACTTCTGCAACTTTATCCTCACCAACATTTACAACTCCAATTTTAGGTACACCACAGTCAGGTACACTTACAAGCTGTACAGGATTGCCATTGACTACTGGTGTAACTGGAACATTAGGAACCGCTAACGGTGGTACTAACTTGACCTCTTTCACATCTAAAGGATTAGTATACGCCTCATCCGCTAATGTTCTAGCAACAGGAAGCGTATTTGGTGTTACTGAATCTGGTGCAGCATCTAATACTAGAAAAATTAATATTACATCAACAGTCGGTGTTGCTACTGGATTTGAAGCAACCGAATCAACTTACGGTAGCACTGCTTTTATTGGTATAGGTTCTGATTATTCTGGTGCAATTCATTCATATTCTGCACCATATGTTTCTTTAAATAATGGAACAACATCTACTTTAATTGAAGTTGGTCCTGCTGGAGATAGCACTATTCCCGTTTCGGCATATTCTTTTTATAGTCAATATGACGGTGGAATAAATCTAACATGGTTAACATCCTCAGATAATATGTTTTATGCAACTATTAAAATAGGCTTTGATTATTCCAGTAATTCATATATTACATTTGAAGACAATGCATCAAATGGCAACAGCATAAATATAATGGCAAACATACTGAAGATAAACACAACTACACCAGCATCAGGTAAGATATTGACTTGTACCGATTCAAATGGTACAGTATCTTGGGAAGATAATGCAGGAGCAACACTAGCAATTTATAACGCAGGAGTAATATAATATGGCAACACAACCACAATATGCAACAACACCAGAAATAACAATTACACAAATAAGCACAGCAAATACAAATAGAGATGGAACTGGAACTATTACAGAAGTTTGTGCTGGACCTTCTGCAGTACGAGCAACAGGCGTAGGTAGGAGAATTACAAGAGTTACAATATGTGCAACAGGTAATACTACTGCCGGAGCTGTTCGTTTTTTCATCTCAACAAACAGTGGAACAAATGATTTTATGATAGTTGAACGATCAGTTCCAGCAATCACAGTTGCAACTGGTACAACACCTCCATTCAGAACAGAGGTCACAGAATTGATTGGATTGGTTTTACAGGGTACAGTTAGTAGCGCAACTACCAACTTATATGCATCTACACATAATGCAGAAACATTTAATATTTTAGTTGAGAGTGCTTCATTATGAATAACGGTATTTTTGGTTTACCATCATTAGATCCAAATCAAAATGTAAATATTCAAGAATTTGATTTGAGTGGTTATTGGAGAAAACCAA